GTGGCCATCGACGGCGTTGAGGCAACCTCGGGCTGGTCGGTGGACACCACGACCGGCATCGTCACCTTCACCTCCGCCCCGGCGGCAGGCGCCACTATTACCGTGGGCTTCGAGTTCGACGTACCGGTGCGGTTCGATACCGACACGCTCGACATCACCCTCGACATCGAGCGGCTCGGCTCGATCACTTCCATCCCGCTCCTGGAGATCCGGCGATGAACGACGATACCGGCTTCGTGGCAACGGTGCTGCGCGATCTCGCGGCCTCAACCGCCGTGATCCTCGCTGCCTGGGGTGCGCTCGGAGGGGCGACCAACGCGCTGACCACCAAGATGCGGTTGCGCGATGCGCTGCGGCACATCCTGCTCGGTGGGCTGATCGCCGCCGGCATGGGCAGCCTGTCCATGGCCGTCATCACCAGCTGGCTGAACCTGCCGCCGCAGGCGATACCGGCCGGCGGAGCGGCGGGCTCGGCGGCCTATCTCGTCGGCGTGTTCGGCCCCGCAGTGATCGAACTGGTGCTGGCGCGGCTCCGCAAGGCTCGGGAGGGCGGCGATGACTGAGCTTGTCCGTATCCTGCGTGGCCTTCGGCGGATGACCGACGACCCGCGCGATGCCTTTGCCCACCGTCTGCGCATTGGCCTCGCGGTCGCCGCGCTGATCCTGATCCTCTCGCTTCTGAGGTAACCCCATGCAGATGACTGATCGGGGCCTGCTGGCCCTTGCCCGGCACGAGGGTATCGTGCCCGGGCCCTACCGCGATTCCACCGGCACCTGGACCTTCGGCATCGGCCATACGGCAGCCGCCGGGCCGCCCCATCCGGCCACCATGCCGCGCGGCATGCCCGCCGATCTCGACGCCGGGATCAGTGAGGCCTTCCGGGTCTTCCGCGAGGACATCGGAAGCTACGAGGCTGACGTCCGGCGCGCCGTGACCGTGCCGCTTGAGCCGCACGAGTTCGATGCGCTGGTCAGCTTCCACTTCAACACCGGCGGCATCGCCCGAGCTGCGCTGACCCGGCACCTCAATGCCGGCGATCGCGCAGCCGCCGCCGACGGGTTTCTGAACTGGCGGCGACCAGCCTCGATCATTCCGCGCCGGGAGGCCGAGCGCGACCTGTTCCGGCATGGCCACTATCCCGACGGCACAATCCCGGTCTGGGGTGTGGACGCGCAGGGACGCGTCGACTTCTCGCGCCCCGTCCGTCGGCTCACCGAGACGCAGGCCCTGTCGCTGCTTCGCCCGTCGCCAGCACCGCCGCCATCCGCTTCCAAACCCGACGCGCCGACCGGCTGGCTCGCCCGGTTGGTCACAATCCTCACCCGCCTGTTCAGAAGGAACTGATCCCCATGCGCTACATCCGACCCAAATCCCTGACATGGTGGGCAGGGCTGCTCGCCATGCTCACCGGCATCGCATCGGTCGCGCTGCCCGCCACCGGCCCGCTCAGCGAGCTCTCGCGCCTCGTCGCACTGCTGGCCGGCAGCGGCGACGCCTCGCCCGCGGGACTCATGTTCCTCGGTCTTGGCCTGATCGGTCTGCGCGACCGGATCGAGCGGGGGTTCCGGGGCGATGCCTGAGTTTCTGGCGGGGCTCGTAGTGGGCGGTTGTCTCGGCGTCTTCATTGTCGCCCTCTGTGTGGCCGCCGGGCGCGGGGAGCAGGACGATGGCTGAGTTCCTGATCTGGCTGGTTGCGGCACTGGGTGCGCTCGGGGGTCTGGTGCTCGGCCGGTTCTGGGGCCGCGTGGAAGGAAAGCGTCAGGGCAAACGGGAGGCCGAACGCAATGCGATGGAAGAGACGATCAGGAAGGTCGAACGCGGCCGCAAGGCGGTGCGCGACGGCCGCGATGCTGGCGATCCTGCTCAGCGGCTGCGCCGCAACGATGGGCGCTGGTGATGCAGGCTGCGCCTCCTATGCCGAGGCCCGGCTGGCACGGCCACCTGCCGCGACTGTCGCGACCGTTCCGCCCGCTTGGGCGCGCTGGATCGCCGATCTCGACGACCGCATGACGGGAACCTGCCGATGAAATCCCTCTCGCCCGCATTGCAAGCCCATCTCGACGAGGGCACGACGACACTCGCCTGGTGCTGGCGGATCACGCGCACCGATGGCCAGGTGTTCGGCTTCACCGACCACGACCGGACGCTCAGCTTCGAGGCTACCCGCTTCGAGCCAGAAAGCGGGTTTGCGGCCTCGGAGCTGCGCGCCTTGGGCGATCTTGCGGTGGATGCGCAGGAGGCGCAAGGCGTGCTGCGCTCGGGCGTCATCACCGAAGCCGACATCGCCGCAGGACTGTGGGACGGGGCAGCGGTCGAGGTCTGGCGGGTTAACTGGGCGGACCCGTCGCAGCGGGTGCTCATGCGGCGCGGCGCCATCGGCGAGATCAGGCGCGGGCGCGTGGCCTTCACCGCCGAGATGCGGAGCCTCGCCCATGTGCTCGATCAGCCAGTGGGGCGGAGTTTCCAGGCCGGTTGCGACGCAGTGCTGGGTGACGGGCGCTGCGGGATCGACCTCGAGAACCCGGCCTGGAAGGCAACCGGCACTGTGGCCGTGCCCTTGCGCGACCGCGCCTTCTCGGCTTCAGGGCTCTCGGGCTTCGCCGCGGGGCTGTTCAGCTTCGGCACGCTCGCCTGGGACACGGGCGCCAATGCTGGCCGGAAGGTGGAGGTAGAACGCCACGAGGTGGCGATAACCGGCGAGGCGGTGATCACGCTGCTGGAACCGCCAGCATCCACCATCGCTTTGAGCGACGCCTTCACCATCCGCGCCGGTTGCGACAAGGCCTTCGCCACCTGCCGCGACCGCTTCGCCAATACCGCCAACTTCCGGGGCTTCCCGCATATCCCCGGCAATGACACCGTGCTGCGCTATGCCTCCCAGGGCCGGGCCAATGAGGGGAGCGTTCTGTAGTGTCGGCCATCATCCGTCGTCCCGTCGCGCGGGCGAAAGTGCTCGCCGCCGCGCGCGCCTGGCTTGGCACGCCATATCACGACCAGCAGAGCGTCAGGGCCGTGGGCTGCGATTGCCTCGGGCTCGCGCGCGGCATCTGGCGCGAGGTGGTGGGGCCGGAGCCCTTTCCGATCCCGCCCTATAGCCGGGACTGGGGCGAGGCCGGGCCGGTCGAAGTGCTGGCCGAGGGCGCCCGCGGCTGCATGATCGAGGTGGGGAGGCATGATCCGCCACCCGGCGCGCTCGTGATGTTTCGCATGCGCGAGCGGGCCATTGCGAAGCATGTCGGCATTTTGACTGGCGCCGCAACGATGATCCACGCCCGCGAGCGGTTGGGCGTGATCGAGGAATCCTTCACCCGATCTTGGCGGCGGCGTCTGGCCTTCGCCTTTCTCTATCCTCAACCCCGGAGGCTCTGATGGCGACTCTCGTGCTCGGCCTGGCCGGTCAGGCCATCGGCGCCTCGATCGGCGGCGGTATCCTGGGGATTTCCGCCGCCACCATCGGCGGGGCGATCGGCACCATGGCGGGGTCCGTCGTGGACAGCTGGATCGTGGGTTCGCTCCAGCCCGACCAGCGCTACGAGGGCGCAAGGCTCGATTCCCTGCGGGTGACCTCCGCCACCGAGGGCACCACGATCCCCCGCGTCTTCGGCCGCATGCGCCTGGGCGGCAACATCATCTGGGCGACCGACTTCACCGAGCATGTCAACACCACCACCCAGGGCGGCGGCAAGGGCGGCAGGCCGAGCGTCACCACCACGGAATACAGCTACTCCGCCTCCTTTGCGGTTGCGCTTTGCGAAGGGCCGATCACCGGGATCGGCCGCATCTGGGCCGACGGCGAGCTTCTGGATACGTCCACCATCACCTGGCGCTGGTATTCGGGCGACGAGGCGCAGGCCGCTGACCCGTTCATCGCCGCGAAGATGGGGGCCGCGGGCGCGCCAGCCTGGCGCGGAACGGCTTACGTGGTGTTCGAGGAACTCGATCTCACCCCCTTCGGCAACCGCATTCCGCAGCTTTCCTTCGAGGTGTTCGCACCCGTAGCCGACGCGGACACCGCCGAAGGCGCCATCCGGGCGGTCACCATGATCCCCGGCGCGGGCGAGTTCGTCTATGCCACCGAGCCGGTGATGCGGACCGAAGGCGCGAAGACCACGCCGGAAAACGTGCATGCCGAGACCGACCGGGCCGACTTTCTGGTTTCCCTCGACCGGCTGGAGGCGCTGGCGCCGGGGGTGGAGAGCGTCAGCCTCGTGGTGGCCTGGTTCGGCGACGATCTGCGCGCGGGCAACTGCACCATTCGTCCCGGTGTCGAAACTACCGCGAAGACCACCACGCCGCAGGTCTGGCGGGTGAACGGCGTGGACCGCGCCTCGGCGCATCTCGTCTCCACCGATGCCGAGGGCCGGCCCATCTATGGCGGCACGCCTAGCGATGCGGCCGTGGTCCAGGCGATCCGGGAACTGAAGGCGCGGGGCTACCGTGTCACCTTCTACCCCTTCCTGCTGATGGACGTGCCCGAAGGCAACAGCCTACCGAACCCGTATTCCGACAACGCCGCCACGATCGGCCAACCGGCGTTGCCATGGCGCGGGCGGATCACCTGTTCGCCGGCGGCGGGTTACGCAGACACGGTGGACAAGACGGCAACGGCGGCATCGCAGGTCGCGGCTTTCTTCGGCAATGCGCAGATCTCCGACTTCGCCGCCTCGGGCGAGACCGTCTCCTGGACCGGCGGCGCCGACTGGGGCTGGCGGCGGATGATCCTGCACTATGCGCATCTCTGCGCCGCGGCCGGCGGGGTCGAAGCTTTCCTGATCGGCTCGGAGCTGCGCGGCCTCACCATCATCCGCGACAGCGCGACGAGCTATCCGGCGGTGACGCAGCTTCAGAGCCTCGCGGCCGACGTGCGCGCGATCCTCGGCGCCGGCACTGCGATCAGCTATGCGGCCGACTGGTCGGAATACTTCGGGCATCAACCGCAGGACGGCAGCGGTGACGTGCTCTTCCACCTCGACCCGCTCTGGGCGGACGGGAATGTCGATTTCATCGGGATCGACAACTACATGCCGCTGTCCGATTGGCGGGACGGCTTCGAACACGCCGACGCGCAGGCCGGCTGGCCCGCCATTTACGACCGGGCCTACCTGAAGGCCAACATCGAGGGCGGCGAGGGCTTTGACTGGTTCTATGCGAGTGATGCGGACCGGGACGCGCAGAACCGCACGCTGATCACGGATGGCTTCTACAACGAGCCGTGGATCTTCCGCTTCAAGGATCTGGTGAACTGGTGGTCGAACCCGCATCATGACCGCCCGGGTGGCGTGCGGACCGGGTTCTTCGCCAATGCCGCCGACGTGGCGAGCTATGATCCGAACCCGTCCACCGTGGCGATCACGCCCACGACCGGCACATTCGGGCCCTTTCGCACTCCCGCCCGGATCGCGTCTGACGGCGCAACCTGGCACGGCGCCACGCCCGGATATCAGACCCTTGCTGCCGGGGACCGGGTCCGGATCACCGCCTTCGTGGCTCCGGGCACTTCGGGCGATTTCGCGCTCTATTTCGCGCTTGGCACCGGTGCCGATCATGCCTCCTGTTTCGGTGCCATCGGCGGTTGGGAGAACACCGCACCGGGGGCCCACACGATCGACGCCACCAGCCAGACCGAGGTTTCGCCGGGGCTGTGGAAGATCACGCTGGAGGTGACGGCGGGGATTTCCGGATCGGCGGGGTTTCGCATCGGGCCGCGCTCGGCCACCGCGGGCGAGGACATCGTGGTCTATGGCGTCGAAGTGCTGCCGGTCGGCAAATCCACCACCGGCTGGACACCCCAGGCCAAGCCCATCCGTTTCACCGAGTTCGGCTGCCCGGCCATCGACCGGGGGACCAACCAGCCGAATGTCTTCTACGACCCGAAGTCCTCGGAAAGCGCGGCACCGTATTTCTCGCGAGGCTGGCGCGACGATGCGATCCAGCGGGCCTGTCTAGAGGCCACCGCGCTCTACTGGGCTGACCCAGCGAACAACCCGGTGTCCACCGCCACCGGCCTGCCGATGGTCGATACACCCGAATGCGCCGCCTGGTCCTGGGACGCTCGCCCGCATCCGTTCTTCCCGGCCCTGCCGGACGTCTGGTCCGACGGCGCCAACTGGCATCTCGGGCACTGGCTCACCGGCCGGCTCGGCGCGGTGTCGCTTGCCGCGCTGGTGCGCCACCTCTGCCTCGCCGCCGGCATGGACGCCGCGCACATCGACGTCTCCGGCCTCTGGGGTGCGGTGGAGGGGCTCACCATCCCCGCCATCGAGAGCCCGCGCACCACGATCTCCATGCTGGCACGCCACTTCGGCTTCGATGCCGTTGAGAGCGAAGGCGTGATCCGCTTCATCATGCGCGCGCGCGCAGCGGTCGCTACCATCACGCCCGACGATCTGGTGGCTGGCAACGCCGAGGACATCGAGCGCACCCGCGGCCAGGAGACCGAGCTTCCGCAGGTCCTGCGCTGGAGCGTGGCGCGCGCCGACGAGGACTATGACAGCGCCCTCGTCGAGGCCCGCCGCATCACCACCGGCGCGGTGCGCATCGCTTCCGAAAGCTTTCCCGTGGCCGTTGCGCCCGAAGATGCCGAGCGTCGCTGCCGCCGGGCGCTGATGGAGGCGTGGACGGGACGCGAGAGGGCGAGTTTTGCTCTGCCGCCCTCGCGCCTCGCGCTCGATCCGGGCGATGTGGTGTCGTTCACCGACGGCACTGTCACCGAGTTCCGCCTCACGCGCATTTCCGACGGGCTCGCCCGCCGTGTCGAGGCGATCCGGCAGGACCGCGAGGTCCATGACCTGCCGCCGGGGGCGCAGCGCTGGCAACGGGCGCTGCTCTCGCCATCCGTATCGCCCAACTCTCGCCCTCGCTCGGTCGCGGGACACCGGCCGAGGCCACCGTCACAATCACATGAGGCTTCCATGACCACCCCGAACCTCGCGCTCCCCTACATCGCCGCCGCGCAGGCGCAAAAGCACGTCACCCATAACGCGGCGCTCGACCTGCTCGATGGCCTCGTGCAGCTTTCGGTGAAGGACCGGGATCTGACCGCGCCACCCGCGAGCCCCGCCGAGGGCGACCGCTACATCGTCGCTGCCGGCGCCACCGGCGCATGGTCCGGCTGGGACAACAGTATCGCCCTGTTTTCCGGCGGCGCATGGTTGCGCCTGATCCCGCAGGTTGGCTGGATGGCGTGGGATGTGTCCGCCAGCGAGCTTCTGGTCTGGAACGGGTCCGTGTGGGTTCCCTTTGTGCCGAACCTGCAAAACCTCTCCGGCGTCGGCATCGGCACCGTTTCGGACGCCACCAACAGGCTGGCGGTTTCTGCTGCCGCAACTTTGCTCAATCACGCAGGCAACGGTCATCAGCTCAAAATCAACAAGGCCGCAACCGCTGACACCGCCAGCCTGCTGTTCCAGACCAACTGGTCCGGTCGCGCCGAAATGGGCACGGCGGGCAGTGACGATTTCGCGATCAAGGTCAGCGCCGACGGCAGTACGTTTTTCGAGGCCTTGCGGGCAGACGGCAATACCGGCGCGGCCAGTTTTCCGAACGGCATGGATCCCGAGCGCCGCAGCATCGGTGGTCTGACCAAGGGTGGCGGGTCCGACTGG